TAATATTATTGAATCAACACTTGGTAAAACACAACACTCTGGTTATCACACTGGTGATGTCATCCTTCCAGACTTTGATTCAACTGTTGAGCTGATGAAGAACGCAGTTGATAACTTTGATGCTCAATGTGATTACTATTACAAGCAAGCTCCTAAGGTTATTAAAGAATACAACTGGCAGTCTCAGTGCGATAAGATGCTTAAATCTTTAATTAAGCGTGTCGGGGTAGGTATGTTTGAGCCAGTTAAGGGCATTGTTAGGGATAAGTACATCTATCTTCAGAGCGGGGCTGGATACAGCACAGGAACTGATATAAAATTCTCAAGAGAGGAACCGTTGCAAAAGGTTTCCGATGATGAGTATAATTCTTTAATTAGAAATTCTAATTTCAGAAAACCAACAGATCAAGAGATTGCAAAACACTTAGGAGGCTATAATGATCAATATGGATTTTAATAATTATCAGTTTCGTGCGGCAAAGACCGCCATTTACCCTAAAGAAGGCTTACAGGGGCTCTTATACACCTCTCTGGGGCTTGTATCAGAGGCTGGTGAGGTCGCTGGGAAGGTCAAAAAGATTCTCCGTGACGATCAGAGTGTTATTTCCCCAGACCGTCACGAACAGCTCGTGGATGAGATCGGTGATGTGTTGTGGTATTGCGCAATGTTTGCTGATGAATTAGGAATTACTCTTGGCTATGCTGCCATGAGAAATATAGATAAATTAGAGGATCGCATGAACCGTGGTAAAATTCAAGGTTCAGGAGATAACCGATAGTTATTGCATGATTACAGTAGTTATGGGATCCTATATCTACTTATGGTTACATCAAAAAAGAAATTAATCAAAGAAGTCTCTAGGTTAGAAAAAAAGCTTAGAGAAACTGAAAGCAAACTGCTTGCTATTCGTGTACAATACATCTTGATAAGAGCAGATCGCAATCGTCTGAAAGAAGAGTTGGGTGAAGAGAACAGAGAAGGAAGAGATAAAGCGTGACAACGCCAAGGCTGTCAAGAATTCTGGGCGGGGGCTTAGGAAAGGGGATGCTTCTCTTCATAAGTTTTTGGTTGATTACAAGCATAATGAAAAAACTTTTACGCTAACACTTAAAGCTTGGACCAAGATGAGAAAAGACGCATGGAATGCGAACTATAAATATCCATGTATTTCTGTTGTTTTCGGAGAGAACTCTGAGTCAAAGGTCGCTATAATTGACTGGGAAGTATTCCAGGATCTAATTAAAGGAAGCGAATATGAAGATTAAATTTTGTTGCGATAAATTATCTGGTCATAAAAGTCTTGGCATAAACCTAGATCATGATGAGTTTGCTATTGGTGTAAATCTTATATTTTGGTTTGTTGGGATTGCAAAAGTTTATCCACCATACCAAGCTATGGTTAAAACAGAAGATCTAAGAAAGGATATCTAATGCCAGATATTATTGTTGACCCTGATGTTCTTGCAGCGCAGATGGGTGATAAGTCAGAAGAATTTATTAAATGCTTGGGTATTGTCCAAGACATTATTGAGAATCCGCAAGATTACATTGGTATGCAGGCTATTAAGTATGCAAACATCTTGGCTGGATACAGAACGCTTATGATTGTGAAATCACAAGCTTTTAAGAGAAGATCTACTATTATGAGCGAACAAGATAAGTTTGTTAATGATATTTGGAAAACAATGTACGAAGCACTAACTGAAAACATCAATGCCTTAAAACTGGCAGCAAAGGGAGTAAATTAAATGAAGGCACTAAAGCAATTAAGAACACCAAAAGCGGTAGCTCCCGAAGGTGGTGAGGTTGTAATGAAGGATCTAGTTGAGGCGATTAATGATCACTTAGCTCTTAGAAACACAACAAACTTTAAGAAAGTTAATGGGTTTCATCCTAGCTATACTAATCAGTGCGCTAGGTATTGGTATTACATGTTTGAAGGAGCAAATGTAACACCGTCATTTAGCTCTCAGACATATCGTATTTTTGATAATGGACATGCTGTTCATGAAAGACTTTATAGTTATCTCAGGGATATGGGTATTCTAATTGCTGAAGAAATTAAGGTAACTCATACAGATCCACCAATTGAAGGTACTGCGGATGGTATAATTAATTGGTATGGTGAAAAACTAATTGAGCTGAAATCAATCAGTCAAGAAGGTTTTCACTATAGACAATTACATAATAAGCCAAAAGATGAACATTACCGACAAGCCCAAATTTATATGGAATGCCTGAACTTAGATTCTGGCTTTGTGATTTACGAAAACAAAAACAATCAAGAGATTCTCCCTATCTTTATTGAGCGGGATCAGCCTTTTATTGACAAACTATTTAAAAAGTATAGGAAGTTCTATGGCTCATATTTGAGTCAAGAAATTCCTGTCCAGCCTTACAAGAGGACATCGGCTAACTGTAACTCTTGTGATTTGGCTGCTCTCTGCTGGGCAGAAGGAGTGCAGGATTATGAAGGAAAAGGGGAAGAGCCCTTCTAGATTTAATTTATGTGAACGGGTAGATGGCTAGTGACGAGCATAGGATTTGTGCATACGAAGAATGTGGAAAAGAATTCTGTGCAAAAGTTTACAATGCCATCTACTGTTCCGCAGAATGTAGAAAGATTGTAACAAATAGAAATTTATTAGCAAGTTATTATGAAAAAAAAGCTAATAAAAATAAAAAAAGAACTTGTAAGACAAAAAATTGTAAAACTGTTTTATCAAGGTATAATAAAGAAACCATTTGTGAATCTTGTAAAAGAGAGCGCTATGTAAAAAGACTTGTCTCTTGGGGCTGGTCAGAAGACAATGTTAGGCGTGGTATGGAATGAGTGTAAGATCACTTGTTTCATCAATTAAATCTGAGCGAATTGTTGCTATAGACCCATCCTCGCATTCTCTTGCTTGGGTTATTTATGATGTAACCCTAGACAAGATTGATCTCGTAGCGAATGGTAAAATTGATTATAAAAAAGATAAAGATGTTTCACTTAAATTTAAAGCTATTGACATTGGTTTGAATGAAATAATCAAGGAGTATAGACCGAAAAATGCGATTATTGAACAATCTATTTATGTACAAAATTTTGAAACGAGCAGGATTATCTCGTATGTTATTGGCTACAGTTGGGGAGTACTCAGCGCTGGAGGCTGCCTGGTTACAGATGTCAACCCGTTAATGTGGAAGTCTGGCATCGGGTATAAAAATCTTTCAAAGAAGGATACTGAGGCATTTAAAAATGATGGTGAGAAAGGTTCTCTCCAGATCAAGCAAAAGAACGAAAGAAAGAAAAGAGTTAGAAATATCGTAAGTAAATATTTTGATAAAGGCGACATCGGTATTGACGATGATGATATTATAGATGCTGCAGGGATTGGTTTATGGTTTGCTTTAAAGAAGATACAGGGGTCTGTTAATGGCTAATGAACCCTATAAAGATAAATCTTTTCTTTATGAAATGTATGTTCAGAGAAGAATGAACCTTACCGATATCTGTAAGCATTTGAAAGAAAGTTATAATATTGAGGTTACTCCGCAAGCTATTTATAACTGGGTAAAGAAATACGATTTGCTTAAGTTTAGAGGAAAAGGAAGAAGTCTTACAAAGGCTGGTCCTAAAAGAGAAAAGTCAGCGGCTCAGATTGATGCTGAGAAGCGTAAAAGAGAATTGCGCAAGAGAAGTGAATTACAAAGAAAGAGGATGGGAAGATGAGAAGAAGTGTAACAGCAAAAGATATTTATACATTTGCAAAGCTTGATATGGTGTATAACCAAGTAAGAGTTATTGAAGCAAAGCAAAATGAAACAAAGTATAAGTGTCTTGGCTCTGGTGAGTGTTGCCATATTGGGCTTGTTATTCACATGACAGAGTGTGCAAACATTGCTTTTAAACTAAGGCAGCAATACTATCTTTACTGGGAAGACAAGGGTAAGACTTTTGCTGATGAATGGATTGATGGCGTAGTTGAAGATTTGAAAAAAGCAATGTATGATGAAACCTGGCAGCCTGGTGGTGAGTCAAAAAAATTCTGCGCCTTCTATAAAGGTGGATGTACCATCTATGGGTACAGACCAATGGTATGCAGAACATTTGGCACTATCTCAACAGTAGATAATTACTGCCCAAGAATTAGAAACGCTAATGGATCAATTGATTATTTTACTGGCGACACTGTAAGAAGAGTAATCATGCAGTTCCAGGACTTGTTGAAAGAGTATACAAATGGAAAAGATATGGGGTATAACATGACTGTTTATATGCCATTGGGTGTTCTTAGCTTTCTGCTTGAGCCAGAAGAATTGATTGAACTAGAGAAGACCACTGATTCTAAATTTTGGAAGGGTGTTGAAGGCTGGTTTAATTATAGAGTTCAGTTTACAAAAGAGCATGGGTATGACTACGACACTCTTAAGAAAGAAGCTGACGCTGTTAAGGTAGAGCTAAGATTCCCCCAACACGACCCAGTTGAATAATGATTGTATGGTCAGATAACCAAGCTGCATCGGTAAGTGTTGGTTACGGATATGTCCCAGATAACCTGTACGGTCAGATATCAAAAAGTGATCTACCGATAAGAAAAAATAACTCTACTGCTCCGTCAGAAATTCAGACCCTGCTTGATGGTTTTTCTTTTGGTTACATGACAACTAGAGAATCTTATGATGAAATTGTCATCAATCATTCAATGCCAGAATTTTTTATAGGATCAAGCATATATTCAATTGGGCTTACATACTGGGAAACAAATAAGCTGCCAGATTCATGGGTTGTTGATTGTAATAAAATGGATGAGGTTTGGACCACATCTCGCTTTATGCGTGATGTATTTATAAATTCTGGAGTGACGGTTCCAGTATATGCTTTCAACCTCGGTGTTAATCCAGACATATTCTTTCCAGTAAAGCGACATCCGCATACCCCATTTACATTCCTAAGCATTGGTTCTCCCTCAACCAGAAAGAACTCTCAGACATCTGTAGACGCTTTTATAAAGGTGTTTGGCGGTAAGGAAGGGTATCGCTTGATATATAAATCAAACGGTCCTCCAGATGCCAGGAGTATTAGTAATGGTATGAAGGATCGGTTATCTCATCCGCAAATAGAAATAATTGACTGGGAAGTTAGCACTGAAGAGCTAGGTCGCATTTATGATTGTGCCGACTGTCTATTGTACCCAACCAGTGGTGAAGGGTGGGGATTAATTCCATTTCAAGCTATAGCAAAAGGTATTCCAACCATTTGCACTAACGCAACAGCGTGTGAAGAGTTTGCGGATATGTCTGTTCCTCTTGATTATGAGTGGAGTAATGAGAAGATGAGTGGTATATACGAAGGTGCTGGATTATGGGCAAAGCCAAATTTTGATGATTTATGTGATAAAATGTTATATGTTGTAAACAACTATGAAGAAGTGTCTAATAAGACATTTACTTCTGCCCAGTATATTCATGAGAATATGACTTGGGAAAAAGTTTCAAAGGACTATGTAGATAGATTATGGCAGATATTGAAGTATTCACGGGAGAAACTCTCCTAGATGAGTTAAAGAAGGTTGAAGAAGTTGGTTTGCTCTTTGTAAAAGGCTACAACTATTCTGAAATCTCAACCCTTCTTTCGTTACCTATTGATAAAACAAAGAGTCATGTAAAAGAATATAAGAAGATTCTCAACCGCCAGGCTGAGGATGATCCATACTTTCTTGAGAAGTTGCAATTCAATACAATCAAAGCGCTGCAAGAATTTGATCAATTAAGCAAAGAGGCTTGGGAAACAGTCAATATCGCAACCGATCACGGAATGATTCCTGCAAGAATTCAAGCAATCAAACTTGCGGGTGAATTAGCTACTAAAAAAGCACAGCTGCATAAACTATTGACTGGAAATACTACTGATAACCAGTACATTGCAAGAATGCAGAAGGCAGAAAATGTGAATCAAATTTTGTCTAAGGTGCTGCGTGATGTTATTGGTCTTCATCCAGAAATTGCAAATGAGGTTCGTAAAGAATTAGAAATCGCATTTGAAATTATGAATGCGGATGCATAGTGATGACCAGCACCCCTACCATAAAGGTTTATACAATGAGACCCTTTTTAAGCCTTCATAAAGGTTTTAAAAACCCAGATCAATCAATATCTCAAGGTGGTGATCAATCATGAGTGAATTTATGGGAATGAATCTTGAGCTAAAAGACTTTGATCGTCTTTTGCGCCAAGATGATCTTACAGAAACTCCTGTTGATATTCAAACATTTGTACAAGATAAAGAATATTTAGGTTTACCTCCGCTTTCTGATATTCAATTGGAAATTGTAAGACATTCTACACAAATTTTTAAAGAGCGTACATTGATTGCGATTCATGGAGAAGAAGAAGGAAAGAGATGGTATAAAGAATATACAGATAATGAAGTTATTTGTATGCTTGGAAAAGGTTCTGGAAAAGACCATTGTGCAAGAATATCTATGGCGTATACAGTATATCTAATTCATTGCCTTAGAGATCCATTAATTTATTACGGTAAGGCTCATGGTGTGTATATAGACTTGCTAAACCTAGCTGTTAATGCTCAGCAAGCACAAAGAGTATTCTTTGAACCATTTAAAAACTTATTGTTAAGATCTCCTTATTTCAATAGAGTTGGATTTGAACCAAGAGTATCAGAAATATTTTTCTTTTCACGCCCTGTTAGATGTTTTTCTGGTCACTCTGAATCTGAAGGTTGGGAAGGCTATGAAGTAATGACTATTATTTTGGATGAAATTGCAGCTTTTAAAACTGATGCGGAATTGCGTGGAGAAACAAGATCAAAAGGATCTGCTTCTGCAATTTATAACATGTCTAAGCTTTCTATTATGTCTCGCTTTCCAGAAATAGGTAAAGTAATTCTTTTGTCATTCCCTCGTTATAAAGGTGACTTTATTCAACAGAGATATTTTAACTCTAGAGAAAAGAAAGAACCTAAGACTTGGACTATTAAAGCTGCAACATGGGAAGTTAATCCTACGATTAAGCGTGAACAATTAGAATCAGAATACATTAGAAATCCTGTTGAAGCTAGGGCTAGATTTGAATGTGAGCCTCCAAACATGGAAGATGCTTACTTTAGAGATCCAGAACTGGTAAGAAAAGCGTTTATGTATGGTGAAGACCCAATTGATGAAAATGGTAATTTTAAAAATTGGTTTAATAATACTGATGGTCAAGTTAGGTTTATACATATTGACTTGGCATTGAAACGAGATAGAGCTGCGCTTAGTATGGTGCATTGTACTGGTGTAAAAGAAGTTAAAACATTAAATGGCGTTGAACAATTACCAGTAGTTAATGTTGATCTTGTTTACTCATGGGAAGCATCAATTAATAAAGAAATTAATTTTGCTTCAATTAGACAAATGATTGTTGATCTGTGTAGGAAATTTGATGTAGCTAAGGTTACATTTGACCGTTGGCAATCAATTGAAATGATTCAAAGCCTAAGGAGTCAAGGTATTAATGCTGATTTCCATTCCGTAAAGAAAACGGATTATGATACTTTAATGACTGCTATTTATGATACGAGATTGCGTGGTTATTGGAATGAGCTATTAGTTGAAGAAGAATTGCTAAAGCTTAGATTATTTGGAAATAATAAAATTGATCACCCAAATTCTGGATCAAAAGACTTAGCCGATGCTGTTACTGGTGCGACATTTGTTTGTATTGAGAATATGGTAATTGATGCGGAAGTAGAAATAGAAATCCTCGCTCCAGATAAATATTATGAAGATAATGAGGATATGCCTGAATTTGGGACTGTAAGAGTGTATAATGATAATATTGGGCAATTCGTTCCAGGATATGGTGAAACAAAGGTGGATGCAGAACAATGGTTGGAAAATCTCTAGAAAATCTAAAGGTTACTCATGAAGAAGTTATTAACACTATGGCAATGCAAATGGCTGCCATAAACATGGAGCTTACTGTCGTAAAACTTGAAAATCAAAAGTTGAAAGAATTTTTGAGTGATTACCTTAACTCCTCACCTGTTAATGACAAGGATTTGAATAAGAAATAAAAAAAATTATATATTTCTACCCTGAGAACAGGTTTTTGTATCATGTAGCTGATATCGTTACAAACGAAATAACGGCTGGTAAATCGCCAGTCCTTACACTACAAATCATAAATAGGAGAAATAATATGTCAGCATTCATGGTAAATAAAGTAGATAAGCTTCCTGAAATTTCACGAGCAGGTCGTAAGTCTGAGGAATTGAATATGATTATTGATGCGCTTAAGCAGTCAGTAAATAGCAATGCAGTGTTTAATATTGTTGGTATTAAGCCTGGTAATGCTTACAACTCAATGCAACAGAGAATTCGTGCTCAGGCTAAGAAGTTGGGTTACAAAATTGTTATCCGCTTTGATTCGGTTAATGAAACACTATTCTTTCAAGCAAGTGGTGTGACAACTGAAAAGATCACTGGCATTAGTGCAGATAAACTTTCTGCAAATGCAAATGAAGTTACTGGCGTGAAGTCAAAGACAAAAGTATCTAAATAAACATTTAGAAATTTATTCCATAAAGCCCCCCGCATAAACTGCGGGGGGCTTTTTTTTATGTCATAATTGATGCATGACAATAGAAATTGAACAACAGAATATTGAAATTGATAGAGAAGATATTGATTCGTGGTGTCCAATGTTTGGGCTTCCATGTTACGATAGATCATTGACTGAACCTTTCTTTATGTCTTTTATGAAGACAGTGATGTATCTAAAAGAAATCAATTGCAAATTTGCAGTGAGTACAATTACGGATTCTCTTATCAACAGAGCTAGGAATAACCTTGTCGCTAAGTTTATGGCTAATCCACAGTTTACTCATTTAATTTTTCTTGATGTTGATCTTGCGTTTAGACCTGAAGATATTGTAAAGCTTCTTTGGCATGATAAGGAAATCATTACTGGATCGTATCCGATTAAGGATATCAACTGGGATAAAGTTGTAGAAAATGTTGGTAAAGATGTTCCTGCAAAAGAATTGGCAAAGAAATCTACAAGGTTTGTAGTAAATCCTGTTCGTGCTGGGAATAATACAATTGAAACAGATAATGGTGCAATTGCTGTTCATGATGCTGGTACTGGTTTTATGTGCATTAAAAGATCGGTTATTGAAAAGCTCATTGAAGCATATCCTGAATTAAAGTTTAATGATGATACAGGTTCAATGAGTGATGAAGAAAAGAACTGGACATATGCTTTCTTTAATTCTTATGTAGATGATGATGGTAGATTTGTATCTGAAGATTATGGATTCTGTAGGTATTGGCAAAAGCTTGAAGGTAAAGTTTGGGTTGATCCAGCAATTGAAATTCAACATCTAGGTAGATTTAACTATGAGGGAAATATGATGGATTACCTAATCTCTATTTCTCAAAAACCAGCTGAAATTCAGGGTTAATATAAAGACCATAACTGGTTAAAAAACATATACTAAAAATTGATAAAATATTGGCTAAAAGATGCTTGGTGATTCATTAGGTAATCTTTTAGTCAATTTTTTATTTCACAATAGACGCTTAGTAATATTACACTTGTAACATTACACCTGTAATATTACAGCCTCACCCTGCGATCTAAAATTTTAGATAAAAAATTAGATCATTCGTGACAGCTTTTCTCGCCTATTCTCTGATCAATAAAAAAATCTCATTTTTCTTTTTTCTCAGGTTTTTTCTTACCAATTCAGCCGATAGCATTATTACTCAATGCGTGAACCATATCTAAAAACAATTTATATATATATTCATATTTCTAAATATGAGTATATCTCTACGCATTTGTACCAGATAAAAAATCAGATAAAGAATAGGATATTGTTATGAGTAATTCTACTTTTGGTTCATTGGTTGGGCATACCGTTCAAGATAAAAATAAATGTTACGGTAAGGTAATAGAAATTCGTGAAGTTACTATTGACAATAGTAATGTATTTATTGCGTTATTAGATACGGGTAAGGCTATAAAATTGTCTATTCTCGCTAAAATGTTTGCGCAAAGTGATTTATATTTGCGTAGGCGTGGTGATGAATTTATTGTTTACGCTTTTACTAAAGATGCGTATGTATCTAAGGCTAAATTTGGTCCTCAGCGTAAGCGTATTGTTTCACCTTGTGTTACGGGTAATATAAATAATACGGCAGACTTTGGTGATGAGAAAATAAATATCACTTCTCATATTAGTTCAGGTAATCCAGTTTATTATAATAAACAAACAATGGGAGAAAGCAAATGACAATGGAACAGATTTACGATAATGTAATTACTAGCCTAAATGAATTGTATAGGCAAAAGTATAAGGGTTTGATTACCTTTACTGAATTTGCTAATCAACAACAAATAGTATTACTTGAGTTTAGTAATAACATCAAGCATAGTGTTCATCAAAAGATTGATGAAGATATTCAAGAATCTTATTTATTAAAAATAGAAAGTGAGTTACAATAATGGAATTTGAAATTGTAGATGCTTCAGTAATTGAATTACCTAAAACATTGACTAACTTTGAGATTTCAGGTGAACTTGAATTTGAAGTTATTGATGCAGATCAAGTTATTGTTCCTGAACGCAAAAAGAAAATAGATGCGTTTTTTCCTTATGGTTCATATTCAAAAGAAAGAACATATAGGACTTACTGGGAAGATAATGATCAAGATTTTCTTATGTCATTAGTTAGCGTCAAGGTTCAGCGAATGAATAGGAAAAAGCAAGAAGTTATTCTTGACGATATTCGTGAGTTTAGACTTTTGAAGAAAGTTGCTCGTGAACAATTGGTTGAGAGTTTCAATAATGTTGGTTATAACTTTAGTGTTTACGGAGAGGAATAAATGGAATATAAAGCACAACTATTAGATGAGCTTGAGAAATTATCAAGCCTTTTAGATATACCTTTTGCTCGCAGAAGGGATTATCGTTGGATTATGCGTAATGTTGCAATAAACAATACGGATGATAAAAAAATAAAAAAAGTAATTAGCATTTGTCAACTACTAATGAAAGATGAAATCTAATATGCCTTATAAAGATACAGATGGTATTTATAAATACTATGCATCAAAAGGAATGGATGCAATTTCATTTCTAAATAATCCTGAATATGAAGTTCATGCAAAAGCATATGAAATTGCAATTGATGAATTTCTTAGAATGGAAAATATGATTAGTGATTATCACAAACAACTCAAACAACTGCGTGATGAGAATTGGGAATTGATGCAGTTTATTGCAAGACAAAACAAAGAAATGCGAGAAATGAAAGAAGAAAAGAATGGCTGAGTGCATTTATTGTTTGTCGGAATATATTGACGAACGATATGAATCTGGTTATAACTATTGTTTAGATGAGAAATGTCAAAAGATTGGGCTTGATGTTTCAGAACGGGAATTTAGAAAGATTTATACTCCTGCTTTGCTTCACAAATCCAATTACTTTTGGGTAAAGAAAACAGAATTAAAATCATTAAATGTAAGAGCCGACCTATTAGAATAGAAAGAGAGATTGAAATGAATTGGTTTGAAGAAAACGAAAAAAGAAATAATCACCCTGCAATGAAAAATGCAAATAAACTTACTCGTGAAAATCATGAAAAGGTTGCAATTTACGATTGGGCATTGGATCTTGATTTGAATCCAGATTGGAAAATATGGCAGAATGAAATGAATGATTACTTCGGTAATTCAGGATGGAATAGGTAATGGATACAATTATCTTAACAAAAAACGATTGGGTTGAATGTGACGGTTGTGGTAAAAAAATCGCTCCCGTATTCTGGAATAGAACATTCAATAAAGAAACAAAAACATATTCAGATAATGAGACTATGGAATTTAATTTTGAAGGTAGAGAACCTGACCTTATTGTAGAACAAATAAGTCAAGGTTTGACTTTTGAATTGTGTGGTGGTTATGGTGAGTTTTTTGATTGCATGTCAGAAGATGATGTAATTAAAATAACAGCTTGTCATGAATGTATGATAAAAATGTTCAATTTATTTTATAGTAAAACTAAGCATTTGCGTGGTCTTCATCCTTCAGATAAGACTGGCGATATGTGTTGTGAATGGGGTTGGTAATGGATTATCAATGTCAAGAATGTTTTGAATATTTTGAAGAAGGTGTTATGCCTTGCCCTATTTGTGGAAGTGAAGTTGTGATTCCAGTTGATTTTATTAGTTCTCAAACTGATTGGGATGATGGTTACTAAATGGATCACATTTTGCTTTTAGCAATGTTGTTGTTAATATTCACAATATTAATTAAGGATAAATTATGAAAAAGAAAGTTAAGATATTGGAATGGGTCAAAGTAAAATCTGAACCTCAATATTATTGGACTAAAGAAAATGGTTGGAAAAATAAAAAAGATATACCAGAAGAATATTGGAAAATAGTAGAAATTGGAGAGGAATAGCATGTTAGATTATCTTGTTTTAGGACCAACACCTGTAAATGAAGATTGTGCTCAAGTTGGAAGTCCTAATTATGAAGAAAGAGCGAATAGGCAATTGGATGCATATAAAGCTCAACTTGAGCGTATGTTTCCAGGATTAGAAACACATAAGAATATGCAATTCAAAAAAGTGTGGTTTCCGCATGATTTTGGTTCATATGGTGAAATTGTAATTGTTTATGATGCTGACAATGAATTGGAAGCAGCAACAGCAATTGAAATTGAATGGAATACCCCAACTTATTGGGATAAGGAAGCAATGAAAGAATTGTTCGGTCATTAATGTATCTTGAATTTTACAATGAAGAGTGTTATTACTGCAAAGAAAAAGATGAGCAATGTATGAAAACATTAGATGAAAAATTTATATGCCCAACATGTTTAGTTATGCAACCTTTTTATACAAATAAAACAATAGGAGAACAAAAATGAGTAAATGTAGAGTATGTAATACAACAGAAAAGATTATTTATAGTGGAATTGACGCTTTTATTTTAGGTCAAGAAACTACAGAAAATATCTGTTATCCATGCGCAAATGAAGAGTATACAAACAAAACAACGAATAAGGAGCTAGTAAAATGAAAAAAGTAGATGAAAATACACTAAAGATTCTATCAGAATATATTCATGATGCAGTTGATCCAGATTTTAATATGGGTACAGCAATAGCATATGGTGTCATGGTAAATAACAATTTGACTGTGCAAATGGAACAAATTGCATCTAATGGAGATATTTACGATATGCTTTATGATAATCCAGCACTTACTAGTCAGGTGAAAAATTATGATTTCATTACTATTGCAACAACTGGTTGGGCTGCACCTATTAAAGATGGTAATGATGAAGATAATGATTTGGCTCCATCTCAACATCCAGAAAGGCGTAGAGTTCGTCTTTTAGTTTCAGCTAATAGTCACCTTCAATTTGCAAGTTCTATTTCATTTAGTGATGACATAGAGAATCCAGTTTACGATTATGGTGATGCTAGAGGTGCGCTTGCAGAAGCAGTTAAGGAATTGATGATTGCAGGAAATGAACTTCAATGAGTGATTTTGTTTCAAATATTGAAAAGTATGCAGAAATGGCAACTGAAAAACCCCAGGATTTTGGATACTGGGGTAATTCAGATATGTTTGATACTTGGGGTTTTACTAAAATTGATCAGAATAGAGATTCTGATCCATTAGAAAAAGCAAACTTCAAATATATTACTGAAGAGTTGATGGGTCTTTTCCCTGAAGATTATAGAATTGAAACTTATAATCATTGGGCTGTAGGTTCAGTTGACAGGTTAGTTTGTCGTGTTTATGAAGATGATACCGATAAAAAAGTTATTGCATCTTCATTCTATCTAGCAATGGAATGGTTAGACAAATTGGATGATTATCCAGTTGCTGATGAAGAAACATATAGCAAATTTATTGATGATGACAATATTGACAGTATTGACTTTTGGAATTATCTAAATCCTGGCTATGTGGATATCGTTAATAATCCAGATTGGGCTTCTGAAGTTTATCATGAATTAGAAGTAAATATGGATATTGATGTCAGACATTCAGGATTTAAAGATAATGATATTCTAATGGCAATCTATAATCTCCAGATTTGGAGTTCAGAATTGTTTATGGAATGGTATGCATTCTGTGATCAAAATGGAATGGAAAGACCTCCATTTACTGCTAATGAAATATCTAAATATGACACAACTCAATCAGAATTGGAGTTTGGATGATTATAACAGCAACAAATCTTAATTCATCAATGCTTGAAAAGTTAACTTATGAACGGGATAACGATTCAATGTACGGTGAATTATCAGCTATGTTTAAAAATGGTACTACATATTATTATGAACAAATATATGTAGATGATTTTAATAAATTAATAAATACTCCAGGTTCAACTCCTGGAAAACAATTCAAAGCAATTATTGAGCAAAAATATACACATTATGACAAAGCACAAAAAGGAGAATACTAATGCCAAATCATTGCAATAGTAAATTAGGTATTACTGGACCAACTGAAGATATTGAAATCTTTATTAAAACAGTTGAAAACAACGGTTTAGATAAAGAAGCTAATCCATATGAGTTATTTGAAAATTTAATACCAATGCCAAAAGAATTAGTTGGAACAACATCATCATTTGGAAGAGAAAACGATATAGATTTAGTTGATAAGTATGGACATGATAATTGGTATGATTGGTGCAATGCTAATTGGGGAACTAAATGGGGTGATTATAGTTTGACAACAAGTGGCATTACTCATAAGAAAAATTATGCGTATTCAACTCTTGAAAATGGTGAAACAGATTATGAGAATCCAGTTGTAACATTGTCTGGTGAATCAAGTATTCATTTTGATTATGATACTGCTTGGGGTCCAGGTTGTGATGAATTAGCAAATGCAATTGTAAATAGATTTCCAACACTGAGTGGTTTTATATCATATGAAGAACCAGGAATGGCATTTGCTGGACAATTGATATTTGCTAATGGTGAAATTAAACAACATGATCAATGGGAATTTCATCAATCTTATGATGATGTAAATGATATTGACTTTGATTTATACGGAGAATAATAATGGGACTAGACAATATACCTAAAGAATATCCATGTATTGATGTTGCAATTAAAGATCATGATGGTC